CCAAGGCTCTCCTTAATGTCCCCGATTAGGTTCGCCCGCTGCGCCTTGATCCCCTCCCGGGTTCCGGCCATGGCCTCCGCCATTCCAGCATACTGCCGGGCCACCAAGGCCACCCCCTCTCCGTTCGCCAGTTGTTCCTTGGTCAATTCCCGCATAGCCGGAATCGATTCCCCCAACTCTCCAGCCATACCGGAATAGGTTTTTGACATATTCTTGACCGCCGATTCCAGGGGCATCACCCCAGAGGAGGCCAGATTGACCGAGGCGTCCATAATGGATTTAATCTGTTCTTCGCTCCGACCCTGGGCGGCCAGCTGTGCGGCCAGGACGTCCAGCTGTTCATTCCCGTAAATCGAATGGGCCTGTAGCTGGGAGTTATAAGCCTTCAGGGCGGTGAAAGACTGCCCGTTCAGGAGGGGGTTGTTTCGGATGGACTGGGCCAGGAGGACATTCCCTTTCTGTTCCACCCCCATGGCATCGGAGATCTCCCGGAGGCTTCCGGCCACCATCCGGAGAGCCCCGGTGATGGCGCCGAACTTGAGGAGGGATTTGAAAGAACCGGACAGGGCCTTTAACTGGTTATCGAACCCTTTCAGGTTCTGCATGGCCGAGGCAACGCCGGTTTTACTCTCATCCTTGGATCTGATTTTATAGACTGCTGCCCGGCTCATCCCTTCTCGTTCTGCTCCTTAAGAAAATCGAAATAGACCCGCTGGATCGTTGTGAGGATCGCCATGGCCCGGTAGGGCTGTTCCAGGGCTCCCCCGGAGGTGGGAAGGTGGACAAGATGTCCGTATTTCCGGTGGACCATGACCAGAAACTGTTGGATCCACCAGAGCCACAGGTCCGCCCGGTATGCCTCCAGGAGCTCCTCGTCGGCATTCTCCCCCCGGAAAATCAGGGAGGCCAAGCCGACTATTTCTTCGGCTTGGCCTGCAGTAAAGGGACGGTACCCTGGAACGCTTCCACCACCTTCATGGTGATCTCCATCCGCTCCTGGAGGATCCCGGCCACCGCTTCATTGGTTGCCGGCTTGCTGTTGGCCGTGAACCCGTGTTCCACGATAAGCGCCGGCATCAGCTGGAGGAAGTTTTCTAGGTAAACCGCATCCCCGTCTTTCTCCGCCCCCTCCTGGAGTCGGTAGAACTCCGGAGTGGTTGGCTCCCGGAGGACGATATAAGCTTCCTCCCCGCCGAAAAAATCCGACAGGTCCACCTTGGTGGAGCTGATAAATCCCTTTGCTTTCTTGATGTCCATGATCTCTCCTTTACACGTAGGCCGCGGCGTCGGCGTTGTAGCAGTCGATGGTGATAGGCTCCACCCCGGTGGTCTCGTAGGCCTCCCCGGAAAGGGTGACCTTCAGTTTCCCGGAGTCCCCGGCCGCCGGGTGGGCTTCCAGAATCCGCACCCTGGGGAGACTGATCACCATCTTGAAGGCTTCCCCCGCCTCGATTTCCTCCAGGCTGGTCAGGGTAAGGAGGATATTGGCATAGGCGCCATTCTTGAACTTGGCCTCCCGGAGGGCTTCGGTCTCTGCCCGGAACAGGGTTTCCAGGGAAACGGTGATTTTCCGTTTCTGGAATTCCGGCTCACTGGGATAGATCCCGCTTTCCAGAGTGGGCTCGGCATCGTCCAGGTTGTTCTCCACTCCTACGGAAAACCCGGTGACGATCCCGGAGGTGTCGGTACCGTCGATGGAGATCTGTCCGTTGGCGAACTTGTAGGCTTTCCGGGTGGGAATCGGAAGGCCCTGCATAACCCCGGCGGTCTCGGTTCTCCCTTTAAAAGATAGGGTCGCTTTGACAAAATCCTTAGGGGCGCTTTCCAGCTTGAAGGAGGCCACCTTCATCCCGGTATAGGCTTTCACCGCCACGTGGCGGTTTACCAGGATGGTGAGGCTCGGGAGGGAGTTGTTCACCCCGGGGGTGATGCAGGTGATTGAATGCTTATAGACACCGACCGTTCCGTCCTCAAGCTCGGCCGCATCCACGCCCAGGGCGGCGGCCGCCAGCTTTCCGATGACTCCCGGCCGGGCCATGACGCCCAGATCCCCCTCGGCGCTGCACCCCACCAGGTCCGAGTCCTCCTCGGTGACATTCCCGATAAGGGTTTCCTCGGCCTTGTATTCCGGAGACCATTTGAATCCCTCGGAGGTGTGTTTGACCTTGAAAGTCGGGACCACCGCCACCCCGTAATCAGCCTCGAACCCCAGTTCAACGGCCGTATTCAGACCGGTTATTCCGCCCATGTCCTACTCCTTTTTCAGATTTCGTCCAGGATCTTCACTTCAGCCTTGAATCCCTTGATCCCCTTCTTGCCCTCGGCCGCCTGGTAGATCTGGATCCGCTCGATGTTGATCTCCCCTATAGTGCCGGAAAGCAGGGGATTTTCTTTCACCAGCTCCAGGAGGGCGTCGGCGAAGTGATTCACCTTGGCATACAGGTTCTCTGTGGTGTCTCCCCGGAGGAAGATATAGAGATCCAGGGAGAGCTCCACCGCCCGGGAACCGTCCAGGGTTTCTACGTCAAACTCCGGGCCGTTAGGAACCAGAAAAATCTCCGTATCTCCCCGGTATTTATCCAGGTCCACTTCGTCCTGGTTGTTTTTCTCCGGAGCGGACAGAACAAGCTCCGTTTCCTCCCTATCCAGGTACACTTGGTAGTTTTCCAAAAGGAAATCATCCAGGGCACCTATCAGCCTGCTTATCATTACTGCTCCTTTATGACGGCCAGATCCTTTGAAGTTCCTTTTCCAGAACCGCCTCCATCTTCTCCAGGGGGGCTCCAGACTGAAAAAACCGGTCCATCTCCCCAAAGAAATCCCACCGGGGAGGGATGAAGATACGGTCCAGGGTGACAAAACTCCCATCTATGGGAAACCGGAAATACTCCCGGTTCTTGGGAATAATCTCCCCTCCAAAGATCTGGTTGGCTGCATATTCCGAACGGACTACCACCACCCCCTCATAGTCCGTTTTCATGATCGCCGAAACCTTCTGCCGAAGATTCCCGGTTCCCCGCTTCAGGGACCGATATACCCGGGTTTTCCCCTCCCCCCGGCCGGCGTTCACCGCTGCCCGGAGCATCTTCTTTGCGGTCTTGGGAGATTGTGTCAGGGTGGCGTGAAGGGCCCGGTGAACCTCTTTGATGTCCGATTCGATGGAATAGGCCATAGTCTACCGGTCCCGGTAAGTGATCCTGTACTTCGCCAGGAGAGAAAGGTATTTTCCGAATTTGATCTCCTGATAGGTCCGGGATCCGCTGGCCGGGTCGGTTACAGAATTGATACCGATATTCCCCCCGGATTCCTTTGCCAGAATCCCGGCAATCCGCAAGGCAGTGAGCTTCATCACCGCAGGGATCTCCCCCTCCTCGTACCCGGCCCGGAAGGAAACGGCAATATTCATCACCCCCCGAGAAAACCCGGAAGGCAGGTATATCCAGCTGTCCCCCAGTTTCAACTCAGACAGATCGGCCACCGGCTCGCCGTTGATGAGGATTTCGGATACCCCCTGGATCGGCTGGTATCCCAGAAAGAGAACCCGGGAATTGTCACCCGAGTATTCCCGGCCCGGGTAGTCCGCTGCCTCAACAGGAAATCCCAGGTAATCCTCCACTATCCCCCCGGCGGCCTCAACAAAGAGTGCATCCAAGATTGTCTGATTATGGAGTTCATTAAATTCCTGGAGTTCAGAAATAGACAGGATCACGCTTTACTCCTGGGCTCCGGCGTCTCCGGTTTCCTCGGTGGATACGTTCTCTCCGTCATCCCCCTTGGGTTTTCTTCCCCGCTTGCCGGTCTTCCCTTCAATTTTCGCATCCTCCCCAGATTCCCCGGAATCGTCCGCATTCTGGGAATCCTTTTCGCCCGAGGATTCGGCTCCCAGGATGACAAGAGCTTCGGCTTTCAGGAAAGCCTTAGCCTGGGATTCCTCCATGGTATATTTCTTTCCCGTCTGGAAATTCCCTGCCGGCCCGGCGGCGGTTTTCAGCATTTTAACTTTGACAGTTTTCGCCATTGTGTTTCCTCCTGTGAATGAAAGGCCGAGAGACTTCTCCCCCGGCCTTCAAGGTCGTTTTGATTACGCAGCCAGTTTCAGCCGGGCGAAGGCTTCCGGAACCACGGGGGATCCGTCGGCTTCCAGATAGGAAAGGTATCCGGTCTGGTTCTTCAGCCGGAAAAGCTCCATCAGAACCTGAATCTCCACCTGGCCGGATACCGCCCAGAGATAGTAGTTCAGGTCTGCCACGGCTGCCACATACTGGTTAGCCGCAAAGGTATTCGGCGCTACCTCGCTTTCATAGTAGGGCAGTCCACAGATCCGGGCGGGTTCACCGCTAGCGAATCCGTCAACCCAAAGAGGCCGGCCATTGTTATCCTTCAGGAGCATACAGGCGGTCACAAAATCCTCATGGCAGAGCCAGATCTTGTCCTTGTACTTGCTGGAGACCTTCCGCTTGGTTCTCACCACATCCTCATAGGTGATACCCGTTGCCGAGGTTCCGATCACATCCCGGCTGGCGGGAACACCGGAAGCCGAAACGGTGTAGATTCCCAAGGCTTTTCCGATCCCGTCACCGTTAAACATTCCATTTTCCAGGGCCTTGGCATTTTTGTAAGCTAGGCGCCGGCGGACCAGGCCGTCGGGGTCGATGGCCGCCGCATTCACCAGCCGGCGGGAGATCTTCACCAGCTTGGTTAAGGGGGACGGGGTGAGGGTCCGCAGACTGAAACCCAGGTCCGTATCTTCCTCGATGTCGTTGGCCGGAACTTCGGCCGTCCAGTCAGGATCCGAAACATCGGCGGTCAGCTGGGGAGCTCCCAGGGATCCAGCCCCCCGAATGGTTACCACGTCACACCTGTTGAAAAGGGGAAACTGGGCGTCGATATCCTGAAACAGGCGGTCGTAAAACTGCTGGGGAGCCAGGGCTCCTCCCTCGGTTACCGTCCCGGCCACAAGCCCCCGGGACTCTCCGGAGGTAATGAACTTCCGGAAGCTCCGCATTTCCACGGCTTCCTGTTCCTCCCCGGGATTCTGCCCGCTGGCGGCCCGGTTCTCCCCTTCGGCAGCCTGCAGGGTCTCTTCGTCCTGGAGCTTCTGGGTCAGTTCCCGGACATCGGTCATGATCCGGTCGATCTGGGTTCTTTCCTCGGCAGAGAGTTCCGGCTTCTCCCGTTTTTCCGCCTCCCCCTGGATCTCCCTGGCTTTCTTCACCAGGCCGGCTCTTTCCTCTCTCAGTTTGATGAGCTTTTCCATACTCAAATCTCTCCTTCCATAATTTCCAGCTCCAGGGCCCGGAGTTCGTCACCTATCCGAGTGAGATCCAATCCCGGCTCGTCTTCGATGGCGGAGTGGTCGGCGCCGGCTCCGCGGTCTTCGGTTTCCTGTTCTGGTTTAATTTCCAGGGCGGCCCGGGCATCCCGGATTTCCGCCGCGGCCTTATCAAGGGCCTTTCTCTGGCTTTCTGTTATAGTGCCGGCAGCCGCCGGATTTTTTGATTTCATGAGGATTCCCCCCAGTTCTTCCAGGGAAATCCCCACAGGGGAATCCGCAGACCGGAGATCCGCAGTTGCCCCCGGGTAAGCCTGCCAGGTGACCCCCAGGGAAACCTCGATCAGCTGCACCTCAAGGAGCTCCCGGACTGCCGGTTCCTGCTCATAGTCCCAGGAATCCTTGATAGCCCGGAACCGGAAGGAAATCCCGTCCACGTCCCCGGACTGGATGAGATCAACAAGGTCCCGGGCATAGGACCGATCGGAGATCTTGCAGAAGAAATGGAGGCCTTCGTCCCGATCCTCAAACCGGAGAGTCCCGGCTTTACTCCTTCCCAGGACGTAGGGGTCGGAGTGATACCAGACACACCGGATATCCGACTCCTGCATGGT